AACGCGTCTAAGGTCCAAGTCGACGGGCAATCCGCATATCCCGCAATCGGTTCCGTCACGCTGGGCCAATTCCCGCGCCGATAGCTTGTATTTCGCATAGTCCTGTTTGCAGGGGCGACAAAACTTGGTGACCGCCCGCCGGAGTTGGCCGCGTGCGTTCCGGGCTGTGAGGTCTATCTCTATTCCGCACGCAACACAGCTCGTTGATATCGGCCTCGGTCCGCCATACAGCTTGTATGTCACCCGGCAATTGTCGGAGCAGTAGCGGCGATGGATCGCGCCCGTGGTGTCTTTGCCGCAGTTCAGGCACGCACCATGATTCGACCACTTATGCTTGAACGGCAAAGGTTCAGCACCGGAGATGCGGGCCTGGTGATAGTGGGACGCGCACCAACCGCGCTTTCTGCTGGCTCCGGTGCAGCCAGACACCGAACATTTCGGCTTGCAGGCGTCCGAGCAGAACCGCCCCTTGTGACTGAGGGTATCGCCGCATCCGCCCTGGCATTGCCGCATTAATTCATCACCTCCAACATTGGTCATCGCGGTTTTCGGCGCCGTTTGCGTTCCAGGTACGCCGCCCGCGACGCCTGCTTGGCCACGGCGGTGGCTTTGGCTGTCAACTGGGCGCGGGCCGGGTGGTCTTTCGGGGCCTTGTCGGGGTCGCCGTGCACCTGCGCCAGCAGCGTCCACACATCGGCCAGCAGGTGGTCGGTGGTCGTCCATCCGGGTTTGCCGTCGTTGAGTGCGGCGACCAGCCCCGAGCGGGCGGGCAGGCCACGTATCAGCACCTGCAGGCGTCGCGCCGACAGTTCACCGCGGTAGAAATCGACCAGGTCTATTCCGTAGTAGCGCTGAAGGTCGGCCTCTATCTCGTCGCCGTGCTCGTCGAGCCGGCGTAAGAGGCCTACAGGTTTCCCGCTAACTCGTTTAGCTGCGCGCCGATCGCGTTGTAGTCGTCCATCGTCGGATCTGCGCCGAGGAACGCCGCCCACTGCTCCGCGCCGAGAAGTAGCTCGGTGCCGCCCAACTCGTCGCCATCCTTGAAAGCCATGTACGCCTTCAAAGGCACTTTCCCTTTGACGGGGACTAGCAGGGTGATCCCGCACGCCTCGATGGTGACGTGCCCGTCGGCTTCGGCTTCACGGGCCGTCGCGGATTTCTTGCGCCGCCGGTCCAGCGGCGCCGGTGCAGCGTCTTCGGGGATCGCTGACATCAGCCGGCGGTGACGGTGACAGTGCCGCCGGTGCCGGTGGCGGTCACCGTCGAAATGCCGACGGTGAACACCGCGGTCAGCGGGCCGCCGGTGGAGCCGGTGACGGTGACACCACCCACTCCGACGGTGGTCAGCGCCAGCAGCGCGGTCTGCAACGCCGACGAGGTCAGCGTCGAAATCGATGCGGTGGTCTCCCCGTTCACCGTCACCGTGTACGCGGTGACACCGACGTCGATGGTGAACACCTTCGTGGCTGGGCCGTACACGCATTGGAAGGCGTCGCGGTCGGCGTTGGGGCTGTGATGCACCCGCAGGTCCGCCCACTGCAGTTCGCCGTCGATGATGCCGCCGTGGCCGGTCAGTTCGATCAGGGCGGGCCGCAACTGCACCCACGCGGTGGTGCGGTCTTCGTCGGTGAACCGGTACAGCAGGTATCCCTGAACGTCGCGCGGAATCCCGATGTTGTCGTTGGCCGACCCGGGCAGCACGAACTTGCGGGTTACCTCATTCCATTCATATGCGCTGAACGTGGACTTCAGTTTGCCTTTGCGGAATTTCGTTCTGAAGTTGGGGTAGCCGAATGCGTCGTATTCCCGCACGTCGCCGCTCGGCTCCAGCGAGATGCCTTTCCCGTCGTCGATCAGGCCGACTTCCTCCCAGCCGAGGTCGTCGAGGTCTTCGGTCGACACCGTCGGGATCATCGTTTCGATGTCGTCCACGTCTGCTTTGAGCGCGAACCACACTTCGGCCTGGTCCGGGATGATTGTGGCGTCGGGGTTGACGGTCATTGTTTCCCTCCTTCAAGGGCGTTGAGATTGCCCTTGCGGGCCGTGAAACCACACCCGGGCCGGGTGGGCCGTTTTATTGGGTGCGGACCCTCGTGAGGACGGTGAACGACACGAGGTCGCCGCCGGTCTTGGAGTCGCGGGATTCGAGGAATCCCGCACCGGGAATGCGTGCGCTGATGAGACGGGTGTGCGCGGCGTAGGCGTAACTGGTGTCCCGTCCCGACGTCCACGACGTGACCCGGATCGTCGGTGATGTCGCGGCGGGCCAGTTGTCCATCGGGCCACCGTCGTCGAACACCACCAGCACCGGGTCAGAACCCAGCGACCAGTCCGCGGGCAGTTCCAGGCGCACCGACAGTTCCGGGAACCGGGCGGCCAGGTCGGTTTTCAGCCAGTCCTTGACCAGCCGGGCCACGTCGACCGCTTCACGTGTCGTCGGCTGCGGCATCCTGGGCGCCCTTCTGCGGCGTCTTCTTCGGTGTCCGCTTTGCGCGGGACCGTTTGGTGCGGGGTCGGCGCTGCCGTTTCGGGTACGGCTTGACTTCGAGGCCGGCCGCTGCGGCGGCTTTGGTGAGCGCACCGTATTTGGCTTGCGTTTCCGCGGGCACCGTCACCGATGCACGGGCGCGGTCGGTGACCTTCGTCGTCACCACAGCGCCCTCGCCGGCGTTGGCGCCGATCTGCTGACCCAGCGCGGCGATCTCGTCGGCCACAAGCACTTTCAGCACCTCCGCACCACCTTCGATGTCAAGTTCGAACGACGTCACCCTTGCCCCCTCGTGCAGAGCACTTCGAGGCCGCCACGGCCGTCGCGGTCCCATTCGTTGACGATGATGCGGAACCGTTGCCCGCGCACCGTCAACTCGTCAGCGCTGCCCAGGTCCGCGCCGGGTGTGAAGTACACGGTGTAGGTGATGTCTTCGCCGTCACGGCCACGTTCGAGGCGTTCCGACCCGACGCCCGGGGCCACCGCTATCGCCGTCATCGTGGTGGGTGTGGATGTGATGAGTTGCCCGTTTTCGTCGCGGCCACCGCCGCGGTGCCGGGTCACTTCCTCGGTCACACCAACCACGCCGATCGGGCCAGTTTGTACTTGCCGAGGATCAGCTTGTCCGTCTTGGACCACCACACCCGGCCTGAGGAGTCGGCGAAACTCTGCGCGAACGGGCCTATCTGTTCGCTGGTCAACCCGACCGGCGGCGACGACACCGTCGCCGCGACCAACCCGGCAGCGACGGCGGCCACCTCGGCCGGCACCGAAGCGGTGGCGACGTAGTCGACTTCCACGAAACGGTTCCAGTCCAGTCCGTACACGGTGTTGCCGCGCAGCAGGTACACGTCGACGTCGGCGGCTTCGCCGGTGCACACGTCCAAACTGCGCACCGCCGTCACCGACTCCACTTCCGTGGACGGTAATTTTACCCGCCCATGACAGACGAACCGGCCCACCGTGTGCTCGCCGCCGGTGAACCTGCGGCCCGTATACGATTCGATCGCCGCTGACGCTGCGACGATCAGCGCCGCAGCACGGTCTTCTTCCGCGGTTGTGAGGGTGCGGCCGAGCAGCGTCGCCACCGCGTCGATATCAGTCAACTCCGACACCCGGCCGTCCCCCTTCTCTCAGTCCTGCCCCGCCGGTGGTTCCGACGGTGGTGGCTTCGACTTCGCTTTGGCCGCTTTCGGCGGTTTCGGCTCGTCGAACTTTGTCCATTCGCCCGAGGCGATCCGGTCGACGATGGTCTGCTCGTCACAGTTCGGGACGAATACCGCACCGCCGGGACCGACGAGGCGTTGCTTACCGCCCATGGTCAGGCGATGGTGTCAGCGGAGACGACAGCTTCCGGGCGGGTCACTTTCGCGCCGTACACGTGCAGACCCTTCACCATGTCGGCGAACCGCTTCTCCAGCCGGGCAGCTTCCACCGAGACGATCTGCTCCGCGAACGTCGCGGCACCCGAATAGCCGGCGAGCAGGTTCGTCCCCGCCCCGGCTCCCGGACCTGCCGGCAGGTTGTTCGACACGTAGATTTCCAGGCCCGCGGCCGATCCGATGCGGCCGTTCGCGCGGGTAGCGGCAGCCGCGTCGTCACCGGCGGAGATGAACCGGTCGTCCTTCAGCAGCCAGCCGTGGAATGCCGGGGTGACGACAGCCCAGCGGCCCATGTCGGGGACATTGGACTGATCGAGCAGCACCCGCATGTCCACCAGTCGGTCATACGCCCCGGCGGCTGTGGAGATCGTCGCCTCGGCGATGGAGTTGTCCGGGCCGGAGCTAGACACGCCCGCCGACAGTGTGGTGAACAGGAACGAATCCGCGGTGTCCCGCAACCCATACGCTGCCTCGGAGGTGGCCTGGGCGAGCACCGCACCGCCGTTGACGGCCTGGGCGCGCTCCACGTCGTCGAGTTCAAACGCGAAGTACTTCGCCTGATCGATCAACAGGCTTCGGGTCGCGTCGTCGATGTCCTCGACGGTGATGTCTGAATGCGCGGTGTAGGTGCCGATCGTCGGCCGCGTGATGCTGGTGATTTTCACCGAATCACCGGCCCGGCGAACCTCGCCTTCGTAGTCGCGGTTGAGCAGCGCCGCCGCAACAGTGTTCTTACGCAACGCCACCAAAAGTTGCGCCGTCCAGATATCGGGAACGAAATTGGTCACAGCCATGAGCTGAATTTCCTAACGTGATGGTTTGAGTAGGTCATCGAACAGGCCCTTCTTCTGGGCCGACACGATTTCCTCGGGTGACATTCGTTTCATGTCCTCACGCGACAGTTGCTTCGCTTTCGCGCCCGCGTCATCACCGCGTCTGCCGCCACCGAAATCGGGTCCGGGAATGGTTTTCCGCCACGCCAGCGCGGCGTCGGCGGCGGCTTCCATTTCCTCCCGGTTCGCCCCGGTCACCAAAGGGACCGGGACACCTTTCTCGGATGCGACTTCGGCGCGGGTGGCGCGCAACTCGATCTCGGCGGCTTGCTGCTCGGCTTTCGTCGCGCGTTCAAGGGCTTTGTCGAGTTCGGATTTCTGCGCCTCGGTGATCTCGTCGTATTGGCGGGCCTTGTCGGCGTTCGCTTTCGACTGATCCTCGTGTTTACGGGCAAGCGCTTTCCACTTCGCGGCTTCCGACTCCCAGTCTTTCGGTTTCGGTTCGGGTTTCGGTTCCGGCGTGGTAGGCGTCGTTACGGGTGGCTCGGTCACCGTGTCGGTTTCGGCCGGTGTTGCGTTGTCAGACATGAATCTCCCCTGTCGGGTTCATTTCGTCGCCCGTGGCGGGCACCACACCATTTGTTGGTGCGGAAATCTGTGGTGGTGGCGGGGTTTCGGCTTCCCGGTTGACCTCCATACGGTCCACCTGGTCGGCGGAGAACTGCCAAATGTTGGTCATCCGGTCACGCCACGGCAGATCAGTCGCCTTGTTCGCGGCGTCAGCCTTTTCAGCCAGGGTGCGCCGTTCGGGTGGTAGCCACTGCGTCTCCACATCGTCGACCGGTGACGCCGCACCTGTTTCGATGGCCAGCGCGGCGCCCATCACCGCGTCCCACACCGGCCCGGCACGGTTGATACGATCCTGCGCCTTGAAAATCAGGCCCTCACGGGCATAATCGGCACCTTGCGCGGACTGATTGGCTCCCTCGGGCATCAACGCCGCCATCGGCGTGCGCGTGACAGCCGCCAAATGCTCGATGTCGTCCTTGCACGCCGCGAGGATCGGTGTCAGATCCGCGGTCTGCGACTCCCACAGCTCCGCACCCTCGGGTAACTGCCACAACGAACCCGGGCCGGGTTTGAACATCTCGCCGTAGTCGATCTCGTTGCCCTTGTCGTCCTCCAACGGCAGATCACCTTT